GATCGCGGACCACGCCTGCTGGGCCCCGGTCTTGAGCGCGCCCCACGCCTGGGTGGCGGCGGTCTTGATGGCGTTCCAGATCGAGTTCCAGACCTGGGTGGCTGCCGTGGAGATCGCGTTCCAGGTCTGGATGGCTGCGGTCTTGAGGGCGTTCCAGACCTGGATGGCGTACGCCTTTAGGTCGTTCCACGCCGTGGCCCAGTGGCCAGTGAACAGGTTGATGACCTCATCGATGATGAGGACGATCGTGTCCCAGGCGATCTTGGCCAGCGCGACCGCCTGGTCCCACAGCACCTTGAGGGCCGCGACCGCGATGTCAGCCGCGGACTTGACCGTGGAGCCGATCAGCGCCCAGATGATGTCCCAGGCCGCCTTGGCCAGCCCGGCCACCACGGCCCAGGCCGCCTTGGCCAGCGCCTCGATCTCACTCCAGGTGGCACGCGCCCCGGTGACTGCCATCGACCAGGCGGTGGTCGCCAGTCCCTCGATGAAGTGCCAGGTACTGGCAGCCGCGCCGGAGAACCCGGCCCAGATCTCCTTAGCAGGACCGCTGGTGAAGATAGCGGTAACGACGCGCCAGGCAGTGGTGGCGTCGGACTCGATGAAGTGCCAGGCCCCGAGCGCGTCACTGCGGATCTGGCCCCACAGGGCATTCCAGATCGCCTCGACCGCGCTGCCGTGAGTCTTCCACCAGTTGTCGAAGTTGGAGGCGATCCAGTTCTTCACGCCGTCGAATGCGTGAGTAACCGGGGACACCGTCCCCGACCACGCGGTGTCCCACGCCCCGGGGATGTCGTGGGTGAACGCCTTGTCGAAGAACGACGACACGGGGCCCCAGGCCACTTCCAGCCCGTGCGGCACCGACTGGGTGAACCAGTTGACCATCCCGTCCCACGCCACTTTGAAGGCGTGGCTGGTGACGCCGAACGCCACCGGGATGTCGTGCGCGAAGAACTGGCCGACGTCGTGGTTGACGACGTTCAGGGCACGCTGCACCTGGGGAATCCAGGCCAGGAAGGTCAGCTCGTAGAACGTGCCGTCCTTGAACGACTTCAGGATGGTGTCGGTCTCGCCCGGCTTGACGATGCTCGCCGGAGTGCTGGCGGTCTTGGCCAGGTCCCTGCGCACCTGGGCCAGGTTGGCGCTGATATGGCTGGACGCCTGCTTCCACAGCGCGTCGGCCTGCTTGGCGTTCAGGCCCATCGCCTCGGCGAACCCGACGAAGTTGGCCTTGGCGTTGGTGCTGTTGCCGGATACCGCCAGCAGCTCGGCGGCCACGTTCTTCGCCGCGGCGATGGTGGGCGCGCTGGACGGGCCGGACTTGGCCAGCGCGTCGGCGAAGGTGTTGAAGACCCCCTGGCCGCCATGGGCGTTGAAGATGGCGCTGGCCATGGCCGGGTTGAGGTCAGACTGGAGGGTGGACGTCAGCCGCTGGGCGTCCTGGCTCAGGTTGGACGCCCCGATGGCGGCGTCATTGCTGGCCTTGTACATGGCCTGCAGCGGGTCCTTGATGTTGCCGACCCACTGCTGCAGGGTCCTGATGTTGCTGGTGGCCGGGCCGCCGGCCTCCTGGGCCAGCGCCGAGATCTGGGCCGCGGCCTCCTTGCTGCCGCCGGCCATGGGAATCAGCGCGGCCACCGCGTTCTTGACGAACGCGGTGAAGTCCCCGGCCCCGGTTACCGCCTGGTCACTGCGGAAGGCGTCGAACAGGGCCTGGACGTTGCTGTAGTTTGCCTGGAAGTCGCTCTGCAGGGTAAGGCTGGGCCCGTTCAGCGCGGTCATCGAGGCACCGGCCGCCGCGGCGTCCTTAGCGAACGTCGCGAACCCCTGGGCCATGGCGATGAACGTGGCGGGAGCCCCGGCAACAGTCTTGGTCCAGGTGTCCCAGGCAGTGTTCAGCTTGCCCATGGCAGTTACCTGGTCGGACTCGTTGACCAGCTGGACCGAGACGTCCTGCTGCAGTGCGGACAGCCCCTGGCCCATCGCCGCGTAACCCGCTACCAGGCCCTTGACCTGCTGCAGGTCAGCTTCCCAGACGTGGCCCTGGGCACTGAACAGGTCTGAGGTCTTCACCCCGGCGGTGTTCAGCAGCTCCAGCGCGCCCACGAAGTCGGTGCCGTACGCCTTGGACACCTGGCCGACGTGGCTCAGCTCGTTGCCGAGTTCGGTACTCAGGCCGCGCTGCGCGCCGGCCAGCTCGGTGGCGTTGCCTACCCCGTCAGCCTGGGCCTTGGCCAGCTGCTGGGTAACCGCCGCGAGGTCGCCGACCGTCGTGGAGACCACGGTGAACGTGGTGGCCCTGGACAGCGCCTGGTTGAGGGAGTTGATCCACTTCTGGGTCGCGTCGGGCATCAGCCCGAGGTAGGTGTAAACCCCGGCCAGCGCGACGGCAACCAGCCCGATGACAGCGACCGAGCCGCCCATGGCACCGCCCAGCCGGGCGAACACCGAGGCGAGCCCGCCGCCTGCGGCAGCCGTGTCCTCTGCCGCCACGCCAGCGCCCTCCGTGGCAACCGCGGCACCCCCGGCCGCGGTGGCAGCCTCGCCGGCCGACCTGGAGAACAGGCTGAGCCGGGCAGGCAGCGCCCCGAGCCCGGCCCCGATGTCATTCAGGCCGGCCTTCAGCCGCTCGAACGCCGTGGCGTCCTTGCCGAGGGACGCCAGGCCGCCCTCCACCGAGGCGGCGTCGACCGCGCCCAGCGCCAGGGCCAGCGAGCGCAGCGGGTTGAGCAACTGCAGGACCACGGTGGCCAGCAGGCCGCCCCACAGCCAGAAGGCGTGCAGCCCGACCGCGGCGGCGAGCAGCGGGGTCGGGAGCTTGGTGACAAGGACCAGCAGCTGGGACAGTGCGACGAAGATGGCCAGGAAGATCTGGTCGACGTGCGTGTCCTGCGTGACCTTGATGAACGCGAGCAGCGCCTGGCCGATGTTGGAGAAGAACGTGCCCAGCTTGGCCAGGTTGGCCGCGCCGACGCCGAGGAACGTCTCCAGGCCCTTGCCGCTGCTCATCAGGTCAACTGAGAGCCGGGCGGCTAGCCGGTCTACCACATCGCCGGTCCGGATGGCCAACTGGTTGAACAGCCCGGACTTCTGCCCCGCGACGTCGATGGCGTCGCCGTACAACTCCCATACCTGCGGGCGCACGGTAGCGTGCAGCTTTTCCAGGTTGCCGGTCAGCGGGGCAAGGGACTGCCCGGTGGCGTCAGCCGCAGTGTGAATGGCCAGCAGGCGGTTGTAAACGGCTATTGCGGCGTCACTGCCCGCGATGCCGAAGGCTGTCAGCCCGGCGATCATGGTCACGATGGCCGGCAGGAAGACGGCCACCGCCTCGATGAGGAAGTCAATCGCGAAGTGCAGGGCCGTAGTGTGGGCCAGGACGCCCGGCAGCAGGCCGCCGAACAGGTTGACCTGGGTAAGCAGGCCGAACCAGCCGGCCGCGCCGTTGGTCAGCGGCAGCACCATCGAGGTGACGGCCTGCGCGGTGTCCTTGCCTGCCTTGGCACCGGCTGCCCCGGCTGCCGCAGCATCGCGCGCTGTGCTGTTGTAGAGGGCGTCAACCGCGTCCATCTCAGCGGCGATCTTCGCCCAGTAGTCCCCCTCGTCCGGACCGGGCGCACTCGCAGCGGGCGGCGGGACAGGCGGGCCGCCGCCACCGCCGCCGCCTGCGGCCCCGCCCATGCCCGCTGACAGCCGGGCCTCTTCGGCCCGCGCCGCCTCCAGCTCGCTGATCCACCCGGCCAGCTCGGCCTTGGCCTCGTCGTCATTGAAGCTGGCGTAGAACTCGTACTTGTCCTGCACCGCCGCGGCCAGGGCAGCGAGGTACCGCGACAGCCCGCTCTCGGCACCGGCGTCCTCGAAGTCGGCGACGGTGCCCACCTCGCGCTCGATGTCACGGATGTCCTGGCTGTAGTCGCGGACCTCGGTTCCCGCGCCGGTGGAGTCGACGACCAGGACGGTGTCCACCTCATGCGGGACCTCGTGCAGCCCCTCGTCCAGGGCCGTGACCTCTTCCAGCGCCCCTGCCGCGCCGCGAAGGTCCACCTCCGGCTCGGACCGCTCGTAGGTCAGCCCGATGAGCACGCCGTCCAGGCGGTAGGCGTCGTCCAGCGCCTCCTGGCCGCCTTCCAGCTCTACCTTGGGCCTGGCGTCCTCATGGTCCAGCCATTCCATCTGGACGGCGATCTTGTCCAGCGTGGCCTCGGCCTGCTGCCCGCCCTGGACGGCCACCTTCTCGGTAGCGGTCCCGCCCTGCATGTACTTGGACAGGCCGGCCCACAGGTCTTCATCTTCCGCAGGCCGGGCGACCAGCCGCATGGGCGCGGGCACCGGGTAGCCGCCTGACGCGCCGGAGATCTCGCCCCCGCGCACCGCGGAGATGATCTCCTGCAGCGCGTACGTGTCAGCGCCGCCAGCCAGGCGGTCGGCCGGGGTGGGGACGTTGCGCCCGCGCCGGACCGCCATCTTCGCCTGGACGTCGGCCACCATCTGCTCGGCAGCGGCCAGCCGCCCGACGCCGTCGGCCAGGGCACGGGTGTCAACTGCGGCGAGGGTGACGGAATCGCGGAACCTGGCGACAGCGTCAGCGGAGACCGCGGCCTTGTCGCTCAGCAGTGACATGGAGTCCGCGAGCGCTATCGTGTCGCCGGCGGTAGCTGGCAGGGCCGACGGCCCGTTTATGGCTGCCCTGGCCTGCTGGTGTGCTGCAATGGCGTCGGCCATCTCCGCCGGATTGGCCGCTGCCGCCATGTCAGCCTGGAACTTCTTCCACGCGGCATCGGCAGCACTCTCCGCACCCTGGGCGGAGGCTTGCGACAGCACCCGGTTAACCGCGGCGTAGTCGACCTCTGGCCGCACGGTGGCCGGGACCGCTTCCCGCTGCGGGGCGAGCGG